GGAGACACAGGTGTCTGGGATTTAGGCAGTCTAATTAGTATGAAGTTTCCTAACTTAACTAAGTATATGCTTAAAGAAACAGAACCTATGGTTAAAGGTAGAATGGTTGGAATACGTGCTGATGTTAAGACAGGACAGCCCACGATTATTTATACTCCGGCTTTTGATGTGGAGAAATTTAAAATAACAATGCCTGGATACGATCTAATTGAGTCCGATTATACGTTGTACGATATGCCTAATGCGGATGGATTATGTGGTTCTGTTTATTGTCAACATTCTACTGGCTATATAGTAGGTTTCCATATTGCTGGTAATGAGGGCAGAAATATTTCATATATGACTTCAGTTTTCAAGGACGACTGGGTTAGACTTGCAGAAGAGAATAATATAAAAGTACAAGATGTTATTGATCCTATGTCTGTACCTCTCGCTCCAGCAAGTTTAGTGCCAGGTGTTGTTGTTATAGGCAAACTACCTAGTCATTTAGGAGTTTATTTGCCTAAAGAATCAAAATTGACCTTGTCTAGATTCCATTATGAGTCTTTTCCTGTTCCTGAAACTGATGATGCTCCTGCTCATTTAGTTCCTCAAGGAGAAAATTCGCCATTAAGAAATGCTCTATTAGCTTTCGGTCGACAGTCTTGGAACGTGAAGACGAAGAGAAAGCTTTTGGATTTAAAACCTTTGTTTCCTCGTAGTTTTGATCCGAGCAATATACGAGTCCTTAGTATAGAAGAAGCTATTTTTGGTATTCCTGGATATATGGATAGTCTAGATTTAACTGCTTCAGCGGGTTATTTCTTTAAGAAGATCGGATTTACACGAAAAGCTCTTGCGAATAAAGATAGTAAATTTGTACATCCTTTGCTGAGGAGTGCAGTAGATCGTATAATTAGTAATATGAGAGCTGGTAATATAGTTCCTCCAGTTTTTGAAGAAACTTTGAAAGATGAGATAAGAAAGAAGAAGAAAGTAGACGCTTTTCGAACACGATTGTTTTCATCATGTGATTTTGCTTCGTTAGTAGCTCATCGTATGGTTTTGGGAACATTTGTTACTGAGTTAATGAAAGATCCTACGGGTTGTCCTATTGGTTTGGCTATTAATGTTCATTCGATTGATTGGAAACATCTTTATGATTACCTGACCTCGGGAAAAGATGAAGTGGATGCGGGAGACTTTACTGATTATGACCTTTCTTTAAAGACTGATCAACACGAAGATTATAAGAATGCAG